AAGAGTTTGAGCAAAATGTTCCTCCATTAGATAGAGATGTTCTGGACCACGTAGCCCCATAGATTCTCTTAAATGCAGCACACTAAGAAAAGCAAAGTAGGGTGCCCTAGCAATTTCTTCAAGCACCCAGAATCTTTGATAGTCTCTGCCTTGATATAAGAAATCAATGATTGCTACCGTGATGTTCAAAGTAACTTCATTGAATTTTTTCATTATTTTACATGTATTGTTCCAATCATACCTGCCCCTTGATGAGGACCACAGAAGAAATCATAATCTCCTGCATCGGCAAATTTAATGTCTTGAGATTCTCCCGGATTAAACATTAATGATTCTCTTGATAGATCAGCACGTCCCTCAACAATAATATTATGAGGGGGAAGCATGCCATTAACAAAGTGAACTGTTTCACCTGCGTTTATTGTAATGTCAGACGGATCAAAAATCAAGTTCCCACCAGCTCCCATTGTAACATCTACTGCCCATGCTGGCACAGCAAAAAATAGTGTAGCGAGAAGTCCAAGAACAAACTTCATACGTGTCGTGCAACTACACTATCTAGTAAATTTTGCTCAGGATTAAGATCCTAATGTTAGCAATCACTAATCATAGAATTGACTTGAGACCCTGCTTCAGATCCAATATTTTGACCAAGTAATGCTGCCCAACCTGCTGCTAACCATCCGATGTATGGGATGTTTACAACTGCAGGGACAAGAACACCTGTGGCAACAGCACTACCTGCCATCGCACCTTGTGACCGTGCTCCAGCGTCCGCCACGATGCACTCTACGTCTTTTGCAGACTTTCCCTCGCCTGGCAAAGAGGCACCTCCCATGTTTCTTACACCTTCCATGGTATATTGATCAGTACGATATTCTCTACGATCTTCATATTTTTTACTACCGAAGAAACCGCTCTGACTTTTATTGAGGTCTAGTGATCTCTGTGACTCAAGAATTTTAGGATCGTTTGCACGATACTCAATACTATAACCATCCTTACCTGCCTCTATCTTATAAGAGGAATATGGAGTGCCGCGTGGGATGTTAATAGTCGGAACCGGAATCCTATTAGGTTCTCGTCTAATTAAATGTCCCAAGACACCGATGTGTGCGATTGCTACTATGCTACCAACACTAATGGCAGTCCACTTAAGGTAAGGGTTCGTTTTCATGTCACATCTTGTATGGAGGTTGATCTGAATCGGTAACGATTTTAATTGGTCCTTGCTCGACTCTGATTGTTTGAGCTGGTGCAGTCTCTTTTGCAGCAGCAATCAATTTCTCAAGATCTGCCTTAGTGATTCCACCAGCAGCAACAGCGCCATTAGCACCATTCATTTTCATAGTACCATCGCCAGACTTCTTCGCCGTCTGCACGCCAAAAGTAGCTAAAACCCCAGTGAACACGCTGGCTATGAAGGTCGGATCGATCTTCTGCTGTGGCAATCCAGGGATAGTCACATAGTTAAGAGTAAGAATACCACCGGACCAAACTAGAATACCAAGTCTTACTAATGTACTGAGGACCGCTAGTTGTTCATCGGCATCTTCAACTTTATCTTTGAGTCTGCCGAGAGGACCTTTCTTTTTAGGTTCTTCCTTCTTTACTTCTTCAGACATGAGTCACCAGCAAGGCAACTCTATTTAGCAATGGTGTTTTTCAAAACAGTCTCTAGATGCATATTTCCGTGAAAATATCCTGCCACGATAATAGCGATAACAAAAAGAAAACATGCCACTAAACTAAGGACTAGTGGCATAGTTGGATTTTGTGGTTTATTTGATGAACCCATTCTTTCTCAACCAATCACCTGTCATGGGAGTTGGTTCATAGTCAGACCACATAGTTCCTGCAGCACAAGACTGAAGTGCTTTTAAAGTCATGCCTTCAGTTTTACCTGCCCAGGTTGCTTCTTTCTCCCAAGGAATAGCAGAGGGTTGGAATGCATATGTTCTCCTTGCCATCTCCTGCCAAATCTCAGGAACATCTTCCTCATTCAAGATAATAGCAATCATACTATTATCAATAGTTCCTGCCATACAATCCTGAGCTGCATGCCATCCCTCATGACGCATCACACTCATGAGAACATGAGGACGACCCATGAATGCTTTATTCAAAAAGAAGTTATTACCAACGGTATGGTATACACCACGATGTCCAACAGGAAAATATTTTTCCTCTGCTAAAAACACGTTAACTCCGACCTGGTTAAGGGCGACAAGCATATTGTTGAATTCGTTAGCAACAGGATAAAAATCGTCAGTATTGGGATACTCACTAGAAATATCCAAAAGACTAAAGACTTGTTCGACTCCATCAGTACACTCTCTGAGTAACATGCACCCCATGGAATGATTACTATAGTATTCGTTATCTTTTAGGGGGTCTGAAAGGGCAGGTAGGGCAACCGCTGCCGCAGCAACCAGGGACGCAATAATTTTTTTCATAATAGATTATCAAAAGGGAAGAGCAACACCACCTGTAGAAGGAATAGCACCGCCAGTAGCAGAAGGAAGTTCAGGCAAGGCCGCATCCATCATTCCAGGAAGTGCTCCAGCAATTGCTTCAGTTGCTGCTTTAGCAACATTTTCTTTTACCTGTTCAACAATAGCATCACGACGAACATAAACGACACCAGCAGTGCCAACAATACCAGCAGTTCCTACAAATGACAGAACTGCCAGAACATTAATTACTTTTTGCATAATAAGCCTCGTAATATTTTACAATCCCTGCAGTGTGCATGTTTCCCTTAGAGACCCATTCCTGAGCACACTCATAGATTGATTGGTTTGAATATTTAGGAAGTCCATCTTCCAGTTGATGACCGAACTTTGCTATTAAAACATTAAGAGCTTGATTCCTCACACTCATTTTTGTATCATCATAACGCCAATTGTCAAGACTCATGAAAGTTCTCCGATCCTCCCTGAAAGTTTTCAGATCCACCAATGGGATCTAATTGCAAAGTTGTAGCAGAACTCTTAGTTGCAATCTCATACATCAGTTGATGGATGTTTTCAGGTTCACTAGCAAATACTGCCTCTTGTTTTTTAATTTCAGTTTCGCGTTTCATGTAATCTTGTTGTTTTTCAGTGATAGCAGGAGGACACCCATATGGAGACGCAAACCAATCATCCACTGGATTTAGGATAGGAGCAGGCACACCAACATATGGATCTTTATCTAACTCTTTACAATCGATTATTTCTTCATCAATTGTACATTCAATCTCATCTTCTTTGAAAATTCCCGCTTTTTTTCTGAGCAGGGAAGTCTGAGTTTCAATAAGTTGTTTAATCTTCTTGATCATGATAGAACAAGTTTCTCTGAGTAGTTATAAGAGTAGATCTCTCGATTACCCTTGATACCCCATCCTAACCAATAATAGGCGGGAACCATGTATTGACGGACAGTTTTGCCACTGCCTTCAAATTCTGGAAGGTATCGTTGAAAAGTTGTTTCATTGATCATGAAACGAGTCTGTCCTTCCAGACTACTTGGGTCACAATTATACTTATTGCAGAAATTTCCCAGAGCATTATAGCGTCCTATTGAGGTCCACTGAATAATCCCATAACCACCACTATGGCAATTGTTGTAAGAAACTCTAGCCCCTCCCTCGCATATGTTGGGAATGAACTTGCTTTCTTGTTTAATGTTACCCAAAATTGTTGCCAGAGCATTTCTATCCGTAATACGTGTATGTTTTTGAAGTTCTGCTAGAACGAACTGTTCTGCGGGAGTACAGTCTTCACACTTCCAAGTAGGAACATAAGGTTCTACTGGAATACTTACAACATCTTTTTTCTCTACCGCATTGGTAGCACAAGAAGCACTGAGTAATGCTAAGGAAGTGAAAGCAGCGATCCGTCCGAACATTAAAAAGGGGGCATAGTACCCCCGAATTATATGCTATTCAGTTTTATATGTCAAGAGGGTGACGGTGCATAAAGTGGTTGCATCATTCCCCCATCTGATCCATCATCATCTTCGTCTTTGCTAGTTAAAGCAAGCATAAGAAAGTAAGGTGTAATGACAAAGATCAGAGTTTGAAGCAGTGTCCAGTCGTAAGTCATGATCGTCTTGCTACTGCCGCGATTGGAATTAGCATCAGCAGTGCTGCTACTAAAAATCCCATCACCAGATACCAGGAATCAGTTGACCTGATACTGCATAAGATCCCATTGCTGCAACAACACCGATCATTGCTGCCCAACCATTAATGCGTTCTGCCTTTTCGTTCATTTTTTTGCTCCAGGGTTTTGTTAGTGATTATGATTTTTGTCCCATCGTGAGTGAATTGTAACTCATCGTCTGGGTGCCACAGAAGTTCTTCGTACATATCGTCTAACTTCTGCATGTCCTCGTAGAGTTGTTCAGGATTTGGCATATAAGAACCTTACATTATTTCGTATATATCAACTGTCACTGGACAGCTGCACGGACGTAATGTGTATAAGGTTTCTGATCGCTCATCTTTCCATTTTCGTAGGTAGATGAATAACCATAATCCTTATGGTCCTTGTATCCAATCTGTGCTCCTTTGGTCCTTTGCAGTGCTGGCATAAAAGCAATGAAGAAGAATACTCCAGGTGCTCCTACAATCAGTGCTGCTCCAAATACATATCCTGCAAGGAATTCTGCGATGGTGTGGTTAGCAGCCCAAGAGAATTCGGTCTGCGTCAAAAGTTCAATCATGAAAGTTTAGAAGTTGTTCTAAGGATAGGACAAGAGGACGAGAAATGCAACTGTCAGACGAGACCGAAGAAGAAGTTGCCTGTGAATGCATAAGAGAGCACTCCAAAGACAAATCCAATCATCGCAGTGCGACCGTTCAGTTTTTCTGCACGTTCTGCGTAGGTCTCATAACCGTAACGCTCTGCTGCGGTTTGGTCAATGTACATACGGGGTTCAGTGGCCCACATGTTCGTGCGTCCACCTTCTTCAATTGTTACAGTGTTTGAGCGTGTTACAGTCATTTACTTTGTGTTGCATAACTTTACATATTATATAGTGTTTCTAAAGTTTTGTCAACACATATTTTCTTAAGATTTCAATCTGAGGCCATGGACTTACAAGTATCGGGGTTTTCTCTACAGTATTGTTTGACATACCCATGCACATCTACTTCTATAGCGTGGTGAGTATGTTCGTGCAGCACTCCAATGAAAACTAAAATACCCACTAACATTAAATTGATGTGGGTAACCGGCGAAAGGAGAATTTTTTTCATAAAAAAGGGGTGCCGTCGCACCCCAGTATAGCATCTAGATATTGATTGT